ATCTTCTTCATCATCAATGGATTCAACGCGCTCAACAAAAGCAGCCAACACTGCCAGCTTCCAAAATTCATCAGTAGAGAACTCAATGCTCTCACCAAAACCAAAATTAATAGTCATACGAAAGTCCATGATTCACCCCTTTAAGTTTAAAAAAATGGTGCAGTTTTAAGCCGCAAACACATCTTATGGTTCATTTATGACACTTTATAAGGAGTCAACATCAATGATTTGACCACGAAACTCTATATGTTTTTTATCAAAAACACTTACAACTTCGGGCCAAAGCAAATGACCATTCCACAATGTGAGAACAACAAAACCGCTACGCCAGTTTACAGGTGAGTCTTCTAGGTAGTCAATAAATTGCGGCCCAGTTGGTTCAGCTAAAGTGCCGGTATCTACCCCATACCTGACCCCGTTTAAATCAGTAAACGGGCTTACTTTTAAACTGTGAAGATGTCCAGTAACATAGGATTTTCCAGACTGCAATGCGTTGTTGTGAACGGCGTGAAGTCCGCCCTTCCACCTATGCTTGATAACTATATCGTCGTTGGGCCAGCAAGACCAAGCTGGCGTCCATGCTTGAAAATGATCTTTTAAAGTGAAACCTTTGATATGCGCAAATTCTGGTACACGGTTCGCAAGTACATTCTCAAAGCGCGCATCGTGGTTACCAAGCGTCCAGATCAACTTGCAACCTTTGTTTTGGTTCTTGGCTGCGGTCTCTATCTCCTCCAAGCTTGCTTCACAGGCTTTGAGTTCGGCGATCAAAGAAGGTTTGCTATCCCAGCCAATTCTTGGAAAGCGACTGATGCTGGCTCCATCAAATGCGTCTCCATTATTGATAACAACTTTTGGGTTTAAATTGTTGATAGCCCAAAGCAATCCTTTAAACGCAGTGGTTCGTATTCCGGGCCAGAAGTGGGCGTCGCTAAAAACTAAAATAGTTCCGTTGAGCATCCCAAGGTTTATACGAACGTTGTGGCTGACGGTGACCACTTTCTTTTGGTACTTGATGCCACGAGGGTCACTTGAGTCAAGTTGTATATTTTGTTTATCTTCAATCTTTCGGCGTCGGAAAAGCACTCTGCGTTCGGTAATGCCTAATTTTTCCGCAATTATTTTTCCGGATTTATGTTCATTCCATAACGAAATAAACTCTTCATCCGTGCAAGAAGGTGCTAGCATAATTGGCCCCTAAAGTTGTTGGGCATTTTATACACTATCTTTATTACACACAAAGGTAAAACATGAAAATAAACACAGTTGTTGATTACGGTATGCCATGCATGATGGCTGAACATCATCTAAAAGAAATTCATTTATTGATGCTAGATAAGAAGTACTATGAGGCTATGGACAAATGCAGAGATGCCCAACGAAATATAGACCAACTTCTGCGGGCCATTGAATTTATGAAAGCCAATGATGGACGCAGTAATTGATCTGCAAGAGATGTTAAAAAATCACGACCCTGAGGATGTGATGGCTGCGGCAGCTTGGTTATTGGGCTGCGTTGGTGCTAGGCACTCCAACATGAGCAAGGAACAGTTCCTTAGAATTATTTTGATGCCAGTAGCGATGGCTTGGGACATACAGTTACAACAGGTGCATTGATGACCAAAAGAAAAATTGAAGTTGCGGAGCTGCTCGCTAGGTATCCCGATGGCCTTACAGTAAACGAAATCTATTGCAGATCCAAATCTATGGCTCACAAGACCATACGCAACGCCTTGAACGAAGAGCCGCGTTGGGCCTACATTGACCGCTGGGTTCTTGGCAAAAAAAATTATGAGCCGGTATGGTGTTTAAATCCAGCCCCCGAAGATTGCCCTCCGCCCAATGACTACAAAAGCTGAAAAAAAACATATGTCCGCTGTAGCGGAACTAGGCTGTCTGGTTTGCCGTCGTATGGGGTATTTAAACACACCGGCGGAAATCCATCACAAACGGGCAGGCACCGGGGCGGGTTCCCGGGCAAGTTATTTAAACGTTATACCGCTGTGTCCTGAACACCATCGTGGCAATACCGGTTTACACGGCCTTGGCTCCAAAGGGTTCGTGAAGCACTACGGCTACGATGAGGACGATCTCTTAAAAGAGGTCGCCTCTCTACTCGGCTAAAGCTTCTTTGAACTGACGGATGCCGCCAACCGTTGCGTTTTGCGCACGAACGTTCTCAAGTAGCAAGTCCCGCTTTTGATCCGGATCCATATCTGAGGTTCGTATTTGCAGGGCTTGCTTCTTCAGCTCCTGTAGCTTCTTGGCTACCATTTGCACCTGCCCGCGCATTGCATACTCCTTGCCATGCTCTTGAGCGTACTCAAGCAGATCAGGGCTGCCGCTGCTCTTAAGGTCATTGATAGTCCTTACCGCAGTCTCCACTCGGTTCTTGAGGTCGTAGAACTGGCTAACCTGTCCTGTGGCCTCATGATCAATCAAGAATCGCTTGATGATTGGAGTTTGCTCAAACCGGTTTGTTGGTTTGGAGGTGGTGTTGAATATAGAGTCCACCACATCCGATAGGTACATACCCATCGTTCCGGTGTAGCCTTGGTATATATGGTCAATCTTCAGCGGGGAAATGTTGGTCATCTGTCCCAGCTTTTGAGCAACGATGGAAGTGTTGGGCTCTACTTGGAACTTAGGCTCAATCCCAGTCATGTGCGCTCCCACAATGGGGCGACCTGTGAAGAATGAATAGTTAGCCTCAGCCTCCAGCACCGGCATAGCAACCTGTGGCACTGGTGTAAACGTTAGATCCATGAGAGCTTTTTTGCCAGCGGCCTGCAACTCTTTTAAATCCTCAGCGCCGTAGAAATAACGATAGATATGCTCGGGCATGGTTTTAAACAGGGTTCCAAGCTCAAACGGGATTGGAATACGAACACCAAGCCCGGGGATGATCCAGTTGTTGTCCTTGACTTCCTGCTGCTGTTTCTCATAGTCTGGGTCGTTAGTTACCATTGCTGCGTACATAACGCTCAATCCCATGAGGGTAGCTGCACGAATGAGTCCGGTCTTTTGAACTGCTTTCTGGCGGGCTGTTACATCGCCGCCCATAGATGGCTCTACCAGACCACGGTACATCAAGTCCAGACCTTGGAACTTGGCGTTTAAAAACGGTATGGCGGCGGTAACAATCCGCACCATTGCGGAGTTGCCTTTGCGGTTGAAGTTTAAAACTTCGTTGGCGCGGAAGATTGCTTCGGCTTCGTTGCCTGTCTTGGCAAGCACATCCTTGTAAACGCTGATACGAACTGCTGCGTCGTGAGCCTCAGTTGCGTGTTCCAGATACTTCCAGATTCCCGTGATAGGTGTAAACGCTTTTTCCAGACCTTCTTGGGTGCCGGTCTTCGCACGCAGATCCTTAGCCAAGTACTGCGAACTTGCTTCAATGTTTCTGGAGAACTCGTAGCCACCAATAACACCTGGGTTTAAAAGAGTTTGATATTCCGGCGATTTGTTAGCCATCACATCCGCAAAGTTTTTCAAGGTTCCTGTGATTGGGCTAATGTCTGCCCCGCTGGTGTAGTACGTGTACAGCGAGTGCTTCATCATGTTGGCAATAATGAAGGCTGGATCTTTGGTAACCATAGAACGCAGTACGTCCGCCGGTTTAGACAAGAAACTCAAGAAAGGCAGCTCTGGCAGGTTTAAACTCTTGACTGCATCAATGAATAGCGGGTCGGCGCTAACATAATGCTCCACCTTTCCTTCGCGCAGGATAGCCAAAACATTTGGTGCAGCTTGTGGGTTATGAACTCGCTCAGCTTGTCCAAGGAACATTGCCTCATCAATAGCGCGCTGACCTGCTACGTTCTTTAAACCGGAGGTGATAGCAGCCTGTGTGTTGCGGGTAATTGTTTCCAAGAAATCCGCAGCCGGTGCGCTCTCTTCGCCCTTGGGGCCTTTTAGCTTCTTAGGTGGTTTAACGCCGGTCAGGTTCTGCATGATCTGTGGGCCGATGGTACGCTCACCCTCAAGCTGGCGGTAAAAAGGTATGTAGTCTGCGTACTTCATCCACTCAGCGCCCATCTCCTTGGATAGGACGCCGGTGTCGATCATATATTTGACCAAGCCGTTGTTGTACTTGATCCAGTCCTTTTGGATATCCACGAACTCGGGGTACTTCTTCTCAAGCTCTTTTGCATGAGCCAGCTCGTCCGGTGTAAACTTCTCACGGCCTTCTTTGGTTAAACGCTCGCCGCGCTTTGCCATTGCCCAGAACTGGTAGGCTTGGTACATCTCGGGGTCGCCGTACTTAGCCAACGGGGCAAAAATTTCCACGACGCCTTTGACTGTGCCGTTTAAATTG